TTTCTCACCAACAACAGCATCATAAAACTTTGCACAAGCAGGAATCATACGAGCAGCAGAAGTTGATGGCCATTCAACAACAGGTAAACCAGCATCTTGCAAAACTTGCATACTTCGTTGCCAACGGAAAGGGTCACAAGCAATCTCTTTAACGTTGTATCTTTGACACGCTTCAATGATTGCATTTTCTACTTCTAAAGAATCAACTCGCCATTCATCAGAATCAGTCGGTTGTTTTTCATAAGCCTTAACAAGAAAAACGTGTGGCTCATCCTCAATAGTTACACCCATAATTACAGAGGCATCACCAGAAAACGAGCCGTCAAATCCTAAAATAACTGGAACATCTTTATCAACTTCACGACTACTTTCACGCGCTTCCCAAGCACCATTAGGTAACCAAGCTGTTTGAGATGAAACCCAAGCATTAGTTCTTTTAGTACGAAACTCTGCTTCAGGTGTTCTCTTAACAGCTGACTCAAAATCTTCAATAGAGTTCAAATCACCATAAGCAGGATTAGCAAGTTTCCAAGTCTCAGGGTCTTTATGGTCTGATTCAAGAGATGCTTCCCACCAAGCCATAAAAAAAGATGGGTCATCATATTCACCACGAATAACTTTTTGACCATACTGATACAACGAGTAAGCAATTGAATCTTGACCTGTTGCATCTGCTTTAACACCAGCAGTAGTAATCGCTAACAACAGCGGTTCTCGTCTAGCACCCATACCAAGTTGCATAACGTCAAACAATTCACGATTAGGTAAAGCGTGCAACTCATCCATAATCACAAGAGTCGGTGACAAACCCTCTTTGGTGTAAGCCTCAGAAGAAAGCACACGATAAACAGAACCAGTAGACGGAATCTCAATCGCATCACGATACAACTTTGATTGCGACAATAACTCAGGCTCAGCCTCAATCATTTTCTTAGCATCACCGAAAACAATTCTTGCTTGGTCTCTATCAGCAGCACAAGAATAAATCTCACCACCCTGCTCACCCATAAACAAACCCCAAAGAGCAATACCAGATGACAAAGCAGATTTACCATTTTTACGAGGCATACCAACAAGAGCAGTTCTATTCTTAAAACGACCATCAGCACGAACAGCAAAAATGTTATCTAAAAGCTTTGTTTGCCAATCACGCAAAACAATCTGCTGACCAGAACGACCAGCAACAGTATCCTTAGTCTGAATACACATAGAGTTAATAAAATCTGAAACTTCCCAACCACGCGAAGCAACCAACTCAGAATCATCAACAAAAGTCAGCCACCTAGGAGGCCAAGACTTAGTCTCTGTTATCACGTCTGGCACGCAACTCCTCAAGTTTAGATTTAGCTTTAACCTCAGCAACACCAAGACGACTTCTATCAGTCGGAGTGAAACCAAGTAAAGACAAACTATTAGTAATGTTCTTTTCTAATTCTCTCAACGCTTTACGTTCACGCCAAGCATCAGGAGTATTCCAAACAAAAGTACGCAACCTCACACGCTCATCCAACATTTCACAAGTCATCAACAAAAGTTCAATATCAGTATTCGGTGAAATCCAAAGCTGACCCATTCGCCAAGTACGATTCCACAACTCACGACCAGCATCAAACAATTGACGAGATGGTTCAGGAATCTCAGAAATAGCAGGAATCAAAATCACTTCATTCTCTTTAGGCAAAGCCTGTTTACCAGGATTACCAAGTTTACGTTTTAACTCAATCGGTTTTGGTGGATTGCTCATTGTCTTTATTCAAAACCTTTCGCCCACAATCATCACAATCAACCCAATTGGATTTCTTGTCTTTCAATTCATCTGTCGGTGGTTCAAGTTTCTCAAACCCAATATCATCTAATTCCCAACCAACAGAATCTAATTCAATCAGTTGCATAGCAAGTTTGTCGTTATCCCACTCACCCAATTCAGAAGTTCTATTATCAGCTAAAGCATAAGCGCGAGCGTGTTCAAAAGTCCAATCGCTCGGAGTGTAAGCAACAACAATCTCAGACCAACCAAGTTTCTTTGCAGCTTCTAAAGTTCCATTACCAGCAATCACAATATTTGCGCCAGTAACCACAATCGGTTTCCTTTGACCAAATCTTTTCAAAGAACCAACAATCGCATCAATGTTCTTATCGCTATGTTTGCGTGCATTGTCTGGGTCAGATTGCAACTGACTCACTTTGACTTTTACAATACGCAGGTCATTCATAAAACCATCCTACTTGATTCTTTTTTTTTGTTTTACAAAAACATCTCAACTTCGGAGATGCACGAAAGACTGGGCGCGGGGTGTCGCGTTCGTGAGGGAATTGAGATTTTTACCCAGTCCCTAGTTATGCCGTAGGGGGGTTGTTGCCTCTTGAGGAGTTACAGGATTTATGTGCTGGTAATAGTGGTGAATCTGGGACACCAGGGTAGTAGTGGTCTGCTGTGATTTGTTTGCATAGCCAACATATTGTGGCTGTTTCTCTTACTTGTTTTGCTCTTTTGCGATAATCGCCTGAATAGTGTGTTCTGTTTGGTTTACGTTTTTGATCTAGTTTTGCAATGTATTCGCTTTGGTGCTTTTGACAGCGGTTTCCTTTCTCAACGAGTGTGCCGCAGTTGAGGCAAGGTCTTTTGAATCCCATTGTTTTATTGTCCCATTGGTTTGGGATACCCATCCGTAGATTGGTGGGTGGGAGAAAGAGTCGTGGGTGATGGCTGTTTCTATTGCTTCATATAAATATGTTGGATGATTTGTGTCCCAGTCTTTTTGTTTCCTGTGTGCTGTTGCTAATGATCCAAGTGCTAATGAGCCACCTGAACCGATTGCCCAATATGGTGTGCATCTGCTGATACCTAGTGTGTTGCTTATGCTGAATGCTTTGCCGTGTGTGACAAGGATTAGTTCTGAGTCTGGTAGTTCTGCTACACCATCTTTAACATCTAGGGTTAGTTGTTCTTGCGCAATCTTTCTGATTAAAGGAATAACTCTTTTCGCTATCCATTGATACCAACTCATTTCATCCTCTTTCTTTTTTAGTTGTGGCGGGATTGCTGGGTACTTAACTATGTACTGGAGTGTGTCGCAGACCCTATCGCTTCCAGCAGCAGCAATAAGCCATTCGCCTTGTCTGATGATTTTGTTCATTGGCATTGCAGTTGTGAATTGCTCATCAGTTATTCCACTCTCAGACATCATCACGCATTGTTTGTTTGTTGATGCAATCCCTATTGTTGTCATTTAACTTTTAGGCTCTCTCGGTCAATAGATATGTTTGCTGCCTGTAAACATTCGGCATATGTTTCGTGGTCTTGTGTATCGCAACCACTACGACAGTCACTCATCTGCTAACACTTCACTAGTGGGAGCAACATAGTTCTGTCTCTTATATTCACGAATCTTTAACTTCGCTGGTGTGTAACCACCAATAGTTCTACCAGTCTTACGTTGCTTACGTGGCTTCTTCTTCCACGCTTTGCCACACTTACGATTGTCGTTTCTGTGACCTGAAGATTTATTCTTCATTAACAACGCTCGCTATTTCGTTTAATTCCTCAGCCCTGTTAAAAACTTTCATAGAGTAAGTTGTTAGGCTAAAGAACTCTTTAACAATTGAAAGCACTTGATCAGGATTCAAATCGCCACAAGTATACAAATCGAATTGCAATAGCCCAGGTGTTTGTTCATCCCAAACGTGCCAAGCAATGTGAGAGGTTTCGATTAGAACGCAAGAGGTCATTCCTTTGTTACCTACTGCTTCTACGTAGACCGCTTGAGGTTCGATAAGTCTTTTCATTCCTATTGCTTCAACAAGGTCACGCATAAATTGTTTGACCACATCCACATCAGTTGGTGGATTCGTTACCTGACCAATGATGATTTGTTGTAAATGCTTAATTGCCATTCCTACTCAACCTTTCCTATAACTGAACCTTTACCTGAAGCAACATCAACAGCGTGCAGAACACCAGCAATGAACAATGTTGGTATCTGGTGATCAGTTGAGTTAGCGTTACGAAAGGTCATAACCTCAACCTCAGCCATAATTGAATCAATTACTGCTTGTCTTGCGAAAGAAACAATTAGATGAGTTCGATCAATAGATTCTTCTAATGATTCAGGTTTGCCGTCATAATGATCCATAGCATAATTCATTAACAAGGATTTGATTCGCTGACCAACAGGGTCATCAAAGATTTCTATTCCCACGATTGTTTTAGCCACCCTTGCGCTGCGGCCTCTGCTGGGTGAGAAGTCACCCAAATATGGCAATTTCTACAAAGTGCGACTAAGTTTTCTACGTCTGTAATCGATCCACCTCTTGCTCTTGATTTCAATTCGTGAATATCGTGGCTTCTATCAGACAAACACCTTTGACAAACAGGTCTATCAGCCAAAAGTTTGCGAACAAGATTCCTACGCTTAGTTGCATAAAGTTGTTCCATCTTCGCTGATCTTGGTCTAATAGGTTTCCTGTTCATAATCAAATCTTAAAAGGTATCTGATACCCAAGGATTATTATCTGACTGAGTTGCAGCAGGCTTATCACGCATAATTTCGCTGTGAGGGCTGAATGCTTTGCGTCTTAGTTCAGCACCTACTGAGTCTGCTTCTACTTCAAAAACAGTTTTCTCTGTGCCGTCTTTGGCCGTGTAGGAGCGTTGTTTGAACTTTCCTGTGATTACTACTGTGTCGCCTTTGCTTACAGTTTTGGTTGTGTTTTCTGCTGTGTCATTCCAAACGTTCACATTCAAAAATACTTTGTCACCATCAACCCATTGACCTGCTGGGTCTTTCTTACGTTCTGAGCAGGCAACACGAAGTGAAGCAACTGCTTTACCTGTTGTTGTGAAACGGAGTTCTGGGTCTTGCGTTAAGTTACCTACAATGATGATCGTTGGTAATGGCATTATTTATCTCCTTTGATTTTTGTTAAACGGCTTCCCTGAGTTATAGGAAAGAAACCAACAGACTTAGTTCTTTTGCTTTTGTTTTCGAACTCTGTTGTTGTTGGTAAATCTGTTTGATCTTTCCATTCAGGTTCAAATAAACGTAGATCAAAAGCCCACACACCTTGAGGTGTTGAACAAATGTAAGTTGGAATCATTCCTCTTTCACCAGCCTCATACTTTAGGCGAGCATATTTTGATTGTTCAATCATCAGGTTTTCGTAATGAGAATTACGGCATTTAAGTTCAATAAACAGTTGTCTAGCGTTCGAAAAACAATCATATGATGCATAAACACTAGATGATTTAATCAAATCTGGCATATAAAACTCTTTTAACTTATCAAATAATTGTTTTTCGTTCATAATCTGTGCGCAATCACTCGAATAACTTTTCTTTTATCTTTAACGTTCTGAGGAAGTGGAAACGCTTTTCTTAATCGTTCCCGCTCTGCGGCACTAAAACTGCCCCACACGCCAAAACGTTGTTTAGATTCCCAAGCATCTTCTAAACAGAAACCTCTCACAGGACAACCTAAACATATTCTTATTGCTCTTTTCATACCTGGCACATCATCTGCTTCACAGAAAAACATTTCAGGATCAGCATCCAAGCATTTTGCGTGTTTCTCCCAATCATCTGGTCTTGGGCAAGTTCCACAAATCTCTGTACCCTCAATCACAGGATGATTGCAATCTTTTAGCACTCTCAAGTTCCTCTATCAGTCTTGTTATGGTTTCCAAACTTACTACTGCCCACCATTTATCGACATTGGACACTCCCACACCATTCGGTTTAATGACTAGAACGCCAAGATTTGCAGCAGCGTTCACTCGTTCAGTTTCTGTTTCTTTCATCCATTCGTGAATCTTGTAAGACCTTTGATTTTTAACTTCAACAACACAGTTAGGAACGCCAGCAATGTCTCCAGTATCAAATTTGCCTTGGAGAGCACGTCTTTCAACTGCTGGGAAAGTTTGCCTCAAATAATCAGCAACAGCAGTTTCAGCCAACGTTCCTTTCTTCTTCGATTTGCTCATCTAGCAAGCAACTTGACAACAAAATACATAATCCCAAACAACATAAAAGCGATTAGAATCTCGCCCATTTAGTAACCCCAAACTCTTTCATCAGCACGATCCTTACCAGCCAAATCAGCATCAGGTTGCCAAGATGGTTCAGAGTTCAACAACTCATCCCAAGACTCATAAATGAAAGTTATTGAGCCATCATCATTGTTTCTTGTAATCATTTGTTTTTTCCAGGAAGTTTATGAATAGTCCAAGGAAGTGTTAAAAGAAACAAATAAATCATCCACACAGCGTAATCGTAAAAATTCATTATTTGACCACGCAATCGTGTGATTCGCCTTTGACAAAGCCTTTATGGCAATCAACACAAATCTTGACCAAACGCAGATGCCTTTCTTTGTTTTGTTTCATTACAGGACCGAACTCTTGCTTTGGTTCTTCATAGATGCTTTCAGCCAACTCATCACAAAGTTCCAACGCTTCAGCCCCATCCAAAACGATTGACCAGTCCACAATATCCAAGAGGGCTGACAATTCCTCAACAACACCATCTTGTTTCTGTAAATCTCCGTGAACAATCGTTTGAGCCAGTTCTAAAACTTTGTCAGGATTCTTCTCAATCGAATGAGCAACAAATCTGATTAAAGAATCTAAATCTTTCTTTGGCACACCAATCATTGTAAAATTTCCGTCTTTAATAACTTTAGACATCATTGACCATCTTTCTGCATATCAACACGAACATTAGAACTGTCCCATTCACAGTCATTTCCATCAACATCAACTGGTTCAAGGATTTGCAAAACCAAACTATCTTCCAGCCAAGCCAATTCCTCGTTTGATAACTCCCTTGAAGCATCAAACATTATTTCTATCTTGTATCTCATTTTGTCCTCTTTCTTTTGTAGGGTTCTGCTGGCCAATTACGCAGGTATCCGACCAGCAGAAGATTTAATTTATTACCATTCACCAACTGCACGAAATGATCTACCAGTCACATTTGATAAACTGGCTAATCTTTGTTTTTCTTGAAACTTAATCCAGTTCAATGTTTCTTCAATTTTCATTACAACATCTGCTGAATCATCAAAATTCTTTTCTTGTAATAATTCATTAAGATTTGTTGTAAGGTCAGCAATTTCTTTAATTGCTCTGTTCATCCTTACATCTTCCATTATTAATTTTTTTTCTGTGTTCATTTTTTGTCCCTTTCCTTGGACTTATTTATTTGATTTTGTAATCGTGATCGTAAAACTTGTGATTCCAAATTGCTTCTTGAACTGATTTCAATGTTGCTGCACCAAAGTTGCTTTCAAATCCACAAGAACAACCGAAGTCATAACCTTGACCCCACTTGATTTCATTATTGCGTTCGTATCTTTTGCCACCATTCCATACGAACCATTTGATTGCTACTTTTTCTTGATTTGGTGCTAACTTCATTTTTCTCCTTTGCTTGATAAATCAATAATTGCACATCTGTATAACAGATTCAAGTTAAATCAAGCATATTTTGATAACAATTTGATAACGATTTCATTAGAACACCTGTTCGACAGATTTACGTTCAGGTGGGGCAAAAAAGGCAGAGGATGGCCTGAAACAAGCCACCCTTAATTACGCCCAGTATGGGGTAAAGGAGTCAGATGGGGGCTATTTAAGCCCGATTGCGCCACATATGAAAGAAATTCCCTAGCCGACAACAGGCAATCCGTTTTGCAGCCATTTCAGTCATTCGCACATTATCGATCTTGTGCTCGCTTGATTATTTTCTTGCAAGATAAAATATCTGCCTCAAACGCAGATTTAACCCGGGATTAGCAGGTCCAGAGATTTTGCAGCAGAGCCTCTGTCACTCAGATATAAGTTTTACCATACGTTTAATAATCCACTCAACGACAGGTACTGAAACAGCGTTACCCATCATTTTGTATCTTGATGAATTTGGCTGAGAAGCAGTCCAATCATCAGGAAAACCTTGTAAACGCTCACACTCTTTAGGTGTAACACGTCTGACAACAGAACTTTCCCAAACAGTTCCAATGTGATCGTGACCAGCAGAACCTTTTCGTAAAGTCTGAGACATTTCATTGACAGAATGATTGTATGTGTCAAATGCTTTAGGTTCATTCATAATAACTAAATCAGAAAACTGTTTTTGTTCGTTAGTTGTAATCGTTGAAGCAATATCATCCATAACATATTGTGAATGCGATTGTCTTTGAGCAAATGCCAGCGGAATACTTCCAACAAAACAACCTAAAGTTGGTGAAACGTCTAAATGGATTCTGTGATCATCTTTTCTGTTGCATTGAAATAAAAATAAAGTTTGGTCGTTACCAGTTGCAAGAGTTAAAGACTTTTCTTCAGAAACCAAAGCACCCTTACCACCACCCTCTTTGCCACCACGCATTCTAAGCAAAGTAGCAGTCGAAATGACCTCATTTTTTAATTCGTTGCTATTTTCATCAACGCTTCTTTCAGTTTCAGCGGCAAGTCTTTTCCTCTTTTTCCCGCTCTCCTCAAGATACCTGCTGCTGCTATCGGGCTCAAATAATATTTCGACAGGTCTCCTGTGGTTTCTAAGACTTGCGACAATGAACACTCGTCTGCGCCGCTGTGGGACTCCGAAGTTTTGAGAGTCCAACACTCTCCAGCAAACGCCATACCCGCGTTCGACCAGCGCTGTGATGACGATTCCCATATCTTGTCCTTGTTTAGATGACAAGAGGCCAGCGACATTTTCAAGGATAATTTGCTCTGCGTGTGTTTCATCAATGAGTCTGATAATTTCCCAGAATAATCCACTTCGCGATCCATCCAATCCTTTACGAAGTCCTGCAATGCTGAGGTCTTGGCAAGGGAATCCTGCTGTAATAATTCCTCGTTCTGGAACAAATCCTGTTGCTCTAAGTTGGTCACCTGTTACTCCTTTAACATCATCAAATAGTTTTGTTTCTGGAAACTGCAACGCCAAAACTTCTCGGCATTTTTTGTCAATCTCAACTGCTGCAACGACTTTGACACCTGCTCTTGTAAGAGCCAAGTCAAATCCACCCACACCAGCGAATAGGCTGACAGCAGTTAAATTAGACAAGGTTTTCTTCCAAACCTAAATCGTTATACAACATATTGATTGATAAAGCGACAACACGTTTTTCATCTTCAGATAACATATTTATTTCTGAGATTCTAATCAAAGATTCGCCGCAGTTAATAAATCTTAGAACTTCAACTAAAACTTTTTCTGATCGTGTCCACTCTTGTAAATCAATTGTTTTCCAATCAACAACATTGATGTCAAGGTCAGTTGTTATGAATGCTGGGTGTTCTCGCATCCAGGTCATTTTTACTAAATTTGCAGCGACTTTTGCTCTGTTCATCTTTTGGCCTCTGGAATCATCATCTCGATTGAAATACGGATTACTTCTGATACTGATGCGTTGTGCTGTTTTGCAAACGCTTTAATTGCACGCATTTGGTTGTTGTTCAAACGCAGGGCAATTAGGTTTTCTTTTCCTGACTTGTCAGACATTATTTTCCTTTCGCAGTTAGGTTAATGTTATACGAAGTGTTTTGTGAGGTTGTGTCGGGTCAGCGGAAAGGGGACACAAGTGCCAACCCGACACAAGAGAGCCCCGCCAGGGAACTCTCGGTGGACATCTGAGCCACTAGGGAATGACTCAGATGACATCTTTAAGATTCGCTCGAAGTTTTTGAACCTTAATTCTAACCCACGCAACATAAGCCAAAGTGTCATCAAGTTCTTCAATGGCTTCATCTAAAACCTGATCTAAACCTTTGTCCTCAATCTTTTGTTTATCATTCTTTGAGTACTGCTGCGCACCAATGCCAAGAATTCTTTTCTCAACATTTTGAATAGCGTGACTGATCGCTTTTGCTAGTTGCTCACTTGTCATAAAACAGCCAAGTCTGACCAGCCACGTTTATCGTGCTTACCAACAAGCATTGTGCAAGTTCCTGGTGAACTCCATTGACCGCTGGAATCTGTGTACCATTTTGAACCACCAGAACTTGAACCATCAGTATCAAGAGATGGACATTGAAA